CTAGCAATCCTCTCCATTAGCTTCTGTTCGCCAAAGTCAAGCATTATCTCCTCAGGCTCGATTTCAGCTAATCTCTTAGCAAAGTCAGCATCATCCTTTAACCAAGTCTTATACTGCGTCCTACCGACTCCTGATGCTTCACAAGATATGGTGATATTGCCAAAGTTCTCCTTATAGGCTATGATAAAAGCCTCTTTAGCTATTTCCTTGAATTGTGCGTTCATATTATCCAGATTTTGATATCTCGTATTATTGACCTCAGTTTATTATTGTTATACGTTTTCCTAAACCTTTTTACATTTCTTTTTGCTTTTAATAGGCTTATTTCGAAATCCGCTAATGAAGTATAATTTAACTTCATATTATCTATTCTTTAGTTTGTTTACCAAATTTTGGGACTTAACAATACTTCTATACTTCCTTGCTATATCTTTTGGTATAAAAAACGATGGTATTTTTATCATAATAGGCTTTTCTCTTAATTTTTGCATTTTGTTATCTATTCTTTGTTGGTGTGCGTATTGAAATAATAGTAGCTACCTTCTTCTCTAGGTTGTCATGTCCAACCCATTTGCCACAGTTAGTGCATTCAAACTGAGTATCCTTGATTTGACTTAACCAAACGTATCCTTCAGTAACATTACCGCATTTGCAGGTGTACAATTTCTTACCGTAAGTATCTTTCATAGTCATTTCTTTAACTTGGTTACGTTATTGCTAAGAGGCTTTACCAAGTGTTTAATTCAAATCTACAATTTATATTGTAATGTTTAAAAATGTTAAAATCATTGTTTTATATCAGAATATTGGGGGGCACAAGGGGTAGGCATTTTGGATCACGCTAAAATAAAGCCTAGGGGGTCCTAGTTGGTCCATATATACCCCAAAAATCGGTTATCTAGTGTAATTGCTAATACTTTGCCCTGTAATTTTTTGACGGGCTTAAATAGGCTTAAAATGGCGGTTACTTTCATAGGTGTTTTAATGTGGTTGGTTGGTCAAAGTTAGTAAGTATTATTTAATGATTGGTTAGGCACTCAAACGCAAAAAGTAAAACCTAGCCTTTGTATTATATTAATACATACCTACTAATTGAATTAGTAAAGTAATTATACTATTATAATACTCTATTATAATATAATATTAAATTACTAATTAAACAATGAATACTAATATACTTAGTAATTATATATCCATGTTAACAAACATTTAACAAAATACTTTTATTTATTTACAATTGTTTACAATTGTTTATATATCTTTATGTCATCAATTAACCAAAACAATACAAAATGCAAACACTTTCTAACATCTTATTAGTAGCTGAATTGGTTCTATTCACGCTATTAATCGCTAACCTCGGTAACTTATTAATTAACTTATTAATCGACAACAATGCAAACGATTAGCCTTTTCGAATTTATCGCCCTATTTATTGGCGGTATCTTACTTTACACATTAGCCAAAACAATATGGCAAGAGTTAACCCAATACAAATAACCTTTAAACCTTTACACAATGGAAAACATTTTAGACGGAACCCCAAAGGCTACATTTTACATCAATGAATTGAGTTGTGAACTAGCCGAGTTATTTATTCAGCATACCTACGAACACACAACGCAACCCATTTGGGAACATTGCAAAAATGGTGATATGATTTACACCGACTTTATTCAAGATGAATTTAACACCATACTCGACAAGATAGAAAGCTATCTTGACAAAACTAAATTAAATAAATAAAACCTAATAACATGACAAACACACAAACACAAAAAGAGACAATTTCAAGACGTTTTTTAGTAGAAAAATTGGAGGCTTTACAAACCGATGAGTTTGACAGCTCGGAATTAGTTTACTTAACTGATGAGGAATTAATCTACAAAATAATTGAGACGGCTGAATATTATCAAAACGAATATAATAACTAATAACCTTTAAAAAATAACACAATGACAAAGCAACCATTAACCGCAAAAAAGCTATTTGACTTTTTAACTCAATTAGATGCAAATGGCGAGGACTTAAATAAGATACACCTATTGTATCGATATGACAGAGACAGCGACGAGGAGGTAATATATGAGGCCGAGGAGGACTTATATGACATGGAAACAAATTCAATACTTGAAACTATTATGTTTTTAACAAACGGGGAGGAATTATAAAACATCTTTTTAAACACTACAAAACACAAACACAATGAGAACAAAATTTAACAACAGCGAATTGACACACGTTTGGGCGAACCAAACTCAAACACATGGCAAAGGGTCAAACATGTTTTTTGAACATGATAGTATTTATTCATACGGCTATCATTTTAAACTAGCTCAACACATTACCAACAAACAGGGAGAAAAGTGCGTATTTTTTAACGATAGGCACTATTCTAACTCAACAAGTAAACAACAGGCACTTGTTTGGCGTTCTATTCCCGCAAATATTCAGTTTTTCAAGGTACAAAGTTTTTTTAATGATATTGAAACATCAACAACCGCACATCTAGAGAACTTAAAAAGTTATTTAGAATACGCAAAGGGTAGTCAACAAAAGACAATATATGCAACCAAATTAAAAAATGGCTATATAAGTCAAACAAAAATAGCCATTGACGTATTTAATAAATATGTAAAATTTTTTGATTTAGATCAATTATTGTGGGACTATCCAACATTGCAAAATAAATACGCTGAATTAAATAATTGGCTTTTTGAATATCAAGAGTCAAAAGAGTTTAAGCAATGGCAAATAAAACAAGAGGATAACAAAAAGAAAGCGGAGGCAAAGGCAATAATTGACGCAAAGGAAAAAATTGAGGCTTTTCGTGAGTTTAAAATATCGTCAATCTATGCAAATTTGGGGCACTATCTTTTGAGGTATAATAAAGAAAGCGACAACGTAGAAACAAGCGGAGGAGTGAAAATATCAAAAGACTTGTTTTTGTCAGCTTATCAACGTCTAATTAATAACGAGCTTTTGAAAGGTCAACATGTGGATAAATACACATTTAACGGAGTAGAGGGCGAAATTGTGTCCGTTGGCTGTCATAAAATACCCATGATCGAAATAAAAAATATTGTAGCTGTTTTGTAGGGTTTACTGATGAGCTGTTAAATTCAGCGAAACGGAACAAGTTCCCCCGCTTGTCCGTATAAACCAAAATATTTAACCATGTTTACACGTATTAACAACGACACAAACGGAAACCCTCGTTTTGTTGTTCATTACCTACAAATGGCGGAAACATACGAAAGAGCTTTGTTTTTATCCCGTCAATTAGGAGGGAGAAAGTTCCATAATAAGCAATTTGGCGGAGGTATTGCGTTTCAATCTTATAATACCGACAAGTTAGCCGAAAGGATAGCACAAATAAAAGAGGCGGAATATTTAGCCAAATAAGACGTTTTTAGACACTTTATTTTTAATTGGTATGTCTATACTAATTTAAAAAGATAAGCCAAATTTAAGCCTATAAAGTGCCTTAAAAAGCCTTTTAGCTATGCTTTGCCCTTTGTATATTGGCAAAAGCTGACTAAAATTGCAACTACTTTTCAGTTGCACCCAAAAACCTGCCAAAAACCCTATGCAAAAACTCCCCAAAAACCCCACAAAAATCTTGTACGCAAAAATCTTTTATGATTTCCTTAACAAAAAACCTGCTAAAAACTTTAAAGATATCCAAAAACTTCCTAATTTTACACTCAACACAAACAAAACAAAAACCCATGCACGAGCTAATCACACTTACCTATCCGATGAAGTGCGGTATTACTGGCACAACCATCGACAAAGGCGAACAAGCCTATTACAACCATCAGACAAAAACTTGCATACATCCTTTAGAATATGAGAGGAATATGCAAGAGGTAAAGATTGGAGATCCAAAAACCTATTTTACAAGACTCCAAAAACTTAATAAGTAATGCCATTCTCAACTTGCTGTGGAGCTCATACCAATTTTACTGAAATAGATATTTGTCCTGACTGCTTAGAACATTGCGATTGGGAAGATGATGAAGAAGAAGAAGAAGAAACTATTATTAAACAATAAAACAAACAAACATGAAATTCGAATTTGTACAAGAAACCGACCAATTACTAAATGACACAATCTATTTTACTAAACAAGATGGTGTATTTATC